AGCAGATATTATATGATGGAAGAAGTCTCCCTAACTCAAAAACAAGAGCAGGCTATTCTAGATACGTGGAACAATAGCCCTAAAGATGACCCTCCCCCACTTCTTGAGCTAATACAAAAAGCAGCCGGGTTCAAAGATAAAGACGGAAGAAGTAAAGAGGGGCGTGCCGTAAAAGCGTTTCTAAGCGAAATAGATCTCAATGCTATACCGGCGAGCGAATACCAAAAAGTAGATAGACCAGAACTGACAGAGGAACACAAAGAGTTCATTAGAAACAACAAAGGGACAATGAAGTACGTTGAAATGTCTCGAATATTATTTGGGAACGAGTCCTTAACTAGTTTAAGCGTTGAAGTAAGAATGGTTTCCCAATATTGTAAAAGCTTAGTTGGGGAAGACTTTGAGGAAGGACAGGCCGAACACGGAGTTGCCTTCCAATACAAACCCCCAAAACATCCAGACAGAGTGCTTAGTAAGATAAATAAGTATATTTTAGATAGCGGCATAAATAAAGAAAAGATAATACCTAAGCAAAAAAAAGATATAGAAAAACTAATGGGCTATTTACATACCTTTAGATTTGTCCATCAAATAAGCAATTATAATAACGAAATAGAAAGAGAACTTTTCGAATCTTCTTTCGTCAGGTATACCTACGATAAGCCAGACTTAACCCAAGAGGAAGTTGACCAATACATAGTTCTTTCTGGAGAAGTTGTTATAGCGTCGAATATTCAGAGAAGAGTAGGTAGACTTACGAACCTATTGGATGAAACAGCCATGGATAACGAAGGACGAAGAATTTCTATGAGTTTAGTGGAAGCTATAAGCACAGCTCAAAACGAATATAACTCATGCGTAAATAGACAGCATAAATTACTAAGTGACTTAAAACAGAAAAGAAGCGATAGGCTAAGTAAGCGAATACAGGACAACGCAAGCATTCTCAATTTAGTAGAAACTTGGAAAGAGGAACAAGCAAGAAAAGAGTTAATAAGAATGGCGGAGCTCAGGAAAAAGGTTATTAAAGAAACAGTCAATGAACTGTCGACAATGGATCAAGTAAAGGCTAGGATATTTGGCTTATCGGAGGAGGACGCGATCAATGGCTGAGTTGACCTGTAAGATAGACGGAGCAAAGTTCGAAACAGAAAAAGAACTCCATAGATACTTGCGCAAATTTAAAATTAGGATGGCGGAATACTATCAAAAATATTACCCTCGCAGAGACTTGCTTACGGGGGAATTGATAAAGTTTAAAAATAAGAATTATTATTTTTCTAATCATTTTAATTCTAGAGTCAATATGAAAAAATGGCTCAAAGAAACACCTAAAGAAAAAGCTAAGGAGTTTTGCATAAAAATTATTGAAGAAAGAAAAGAAAGAAGGAGTTTAGCTTATTCCCCGACTCAAGTTGAAATGCGTTGTACTATGATGCCGCCGATTCATTATTACCAAGAATTATTTGGTGACTTCTATTCCTTATGTTCGGAGCTTGATTTAAAACCTAGGTTTAATAAATTTCCTTCGGAAGAGATAAAAGAGGAAATAGAAGAAGGCTACGAAATAGTAGTCGATACAAGAGAACAGAAACCCTTAAATATAAACTACCAAACGAGAAGAGAAGGTTTAAAATTTGCTGACTATTGGCTCGACAAAGAAGACAATAAATGCTACGTAGAAAGAAAAGAAACTAAAGATTTTATAGGTACGTTTACGGGAGGGTGCGATAGATTTTGCAGAGAGTTAGAGAGGGCAGACGAGCAAGATGCTTACGTAGTTGTAGTCGTGGAAAATTCATTAGACAACATGATGAAATTTAATTACCTTAAATACGTAACTAAAAAAGTACAGGTTACTCCTGAATACGTAATGAGGAACGTTAGAGACATAATCCAGAAACATGAGAACGTGCAATTCCTTTTCGCTAAAGGTAGAACAGAGGCTACGAGATTAACCAGAAAACTGTTCTTCTCCGGCACGAACTATAAAGATATAGACCTACAATTAGCTTATGAGCTAAAACTTTTATGATATGTGGTCTTGCCCAGAAAAATACAAAATAGAAACAGAGGACGTAAACTCCAGACTAAATAAGCTGGAGGGTTACCTTGATGACAAACAAGCTAAAATTACTCTAGCGGAATTTCTTAGAAATAATCTGTATTTTAGCACATATCTTTTAAGTGGTATAAAGTTGGCTCCCTACCAAGAGATAACGCTAAGAGGTTTATTTAACAGAAATTTTAGCATGTGTGTCTGGGGCCGTGGCTGTGGCAAAAGTTTTATAGCCGCTATCTATTGTTTTCTTCAGTGTATTTTCGAACCGAACACAAAGATACTTATAGCTGGTCCAACTTTTCGTACAGCGAGATTTATTTTTAACAATATAGAAAAAATAGTAGAAACAAAAGAGGCTGCCCTACTCGCCCAAGCTTTCGGGGCCAAGGTAAAAAGGAACGATCAATATGAGTGGAAAATAAACAACGGAACAATCACTGCTATTCCGTTAAGCGGGGAAAAAATCCGTGGTTTTCGCGCTAACATTCTTGTGCTTGACGAGTTTCTTCTTTTGCCGGAAGACATAATTAAAAATGTTCTAATGCCCTTCTTGGTTGCCCCTCAAGACATGGCTAGGAGAATGCATATAAAAGAACAAGAGGACGATTTAATAAAAAGAGGAGCTTTAAAAGAGAAAGATAGAACTAAGTTTGAAAACGCTTCTAAGATGATAGCTCTGTCTTCCGCCAGTTATACTTTTGAAAATTTATACAAGACTTACCAAGAATGGATAAATAAAATAGAAGATAAAGACGCCTCAATGGAGGCTAAGTATTTTGTCTCTCAGCTAGGCTACGAAGCGTTGCCTGAAGAGATGATAGATAAAACGATTATTAACGAAGCTCAAGAAGGAGGCTCTTCTCATTTTTCTTTTCAACGGGAGTATTGTGCTCAGTTTACTGACGGTAGCGACAGTTACTTTAGTGCAAAAAAGATGGACGCTTGCACCTTGAAGGGAGACGAGGAGCCTAGTACTCTTTTGGTGGGTAGAAGCGGCAGAAGATATGTCCTTGGAATAGATCCCAATATGAGCGACAGTCCTTCCGCTGACTATTTTGCTATAGCTGTTATGGAGATAGATGACGATACCGGTTTAGGAACTTTGGTTCATTCGTATGCTGGTTTAGGTAACCTGAGTAATCATGTTAAATATTTGGCTTATTTATTTCAAGCGTTTAATATTGTTTTTGTTTGTTTGGATAATGCTGGGTCTGATGTTTTTGTTGACTCTTGTAACGAGTCTCAATATTTTAAAGATATACGAACTGAATTAAAAACCATCCCCCTGAATGCTGATGCAGAAGGTTTAGATTACCAAAAGTCCCTAAAGCAAGCTAAAATAAAATATAATTTAGAGAATAACCAAATTTGTTTTAATCAAGTATTCACTACGAGCTTTATTCGTCGAGCTAACGAATACCTTCAGGCTTGCATAGATTATAAAAAGATTTTGTTTGCCTCAAGAACCGCCTCCAACGAAGCCTTTTTCAATAGAACAAGTACTCTTAGACTTCCCTATCCTAAAAAAATAATTTTTACTGGAGATAGAAAAGACTGGACTATGTTAGATTTTATAGAGCATCAAGACGACATGATCTACCAGACAAAAAAGCAATGTAGTCTAGTGGAGCATAAAGCTACAGCCCGAGGAGCTCAAAATTTCGATCTACCACAACACCTGAAAAGGTCTACTTCCCCGAACAAAGCTCGAAAAGATAATTATTCTGCATTAATGTTGGCGAATTGGGGTCTTAAGCTCTATAACGACATAACTAACACGCAGACTGTCGGTACTAAGGATACTTTCGAGCCTGTTATGCTTTTTTAAGTGTAACTAAAACCAAATAAGAGCTTATGCCTTTTAAAATAGCAACTGGTCAAATAGACGACGCTGCCTTTCGTACGTTTTTCAACAAAAAACTTTCGGGCTCGGCCTCGTATACGTCTGGATTTTATACTCATGATAACATTTCTGGCTTTCTGCCTTTGACGGCAGGAGGAGCTAGCTCGTTTACGGGACATAGTGGAGATATGATGCTCAGGACCTCTGGGATGTCCTCTCAATTAAGTGGTACTTTAAATACTAGCGGGGAGTTGCTTTGGGGAAAAGCTACTGATGTTTCTGGTCACGCAGAAACTTTTACTACTTCAGCAAGCGGCTTTCTCCAAACCGAAATAGAAACTGCTTCTGGGCAGTTTTCTTCAACTAGCGGAGAATTTCTTAAGTCTGGTAGCTCTTTCCATAGTGACTCGGGGGACTTTAAAGCTTCTGATGAAATAACAGGGGCTTTAGCTTTTTCTTCTGGCCATGACGACAGCTTTGGCCTTTTTGTTGCTACCGGAGATACTAACACTTCGGATGGTTGGATGAAGTTGCCCGGATATCCTGAAGTGACAGGATATATATCTACCTCTAGTGGAGATATAAAAGACAGTCTTAATGCTACTGGTGCGGTGCTCGAAACTTTCATAACTAATATTACGTCTAATACCTCTACT